ACCCATTAGCTGTCCCGCTGTAGATGCTGCTTGCATCTGACGACTAGCATCCTGACCCGTAAGCTGTCCCATAGTTGATCCAAGCTGAGCTTGTCTAGATGCGTCAGCATTCGTAAGCTGACCTGCTGTAGAAGCAGCCTGCATTTGTCTGGCTGCGTCAGCGCCAGTAAGCTGACCTGCTTGTGATCCTAGCTGGGCGTATTGACCTGCTCCCTGTAATGTGCGACCTAAATCAGCGCCAGAAATGCTGCCTACTGTTCCTGCAAGATTAGCTTGGCGAGCCTTGTCAGCTGCTGAGGCTTGCATAGCCTGAGCGTAACCTTGCTGCGCCATTGGCGCTTGCTGTCTTAATATTGATTCCTGCGTGTCTCTCAGAGCTCTAGAACCGAATTCGCCCATGCCTCGACTACCAAATTGACCAGCTCTTATAAAAGAGTCTGAGACGCCGGGAAGCAAGTTCTCGGTTAAATTCCTAGTGCCTTGCTGAGCGATCGCATCCATTACATTAGTCTGATACGGGTTCATGTACTGATCGATATTAGACACAGAAGATTGAGATGCCTGCTGTAGATAAGGATTAGCAGCATTCAAAGCCTTGTCTGCTAACGCCTGAGCGGTAGTGTTCTGAGACTGTTCCATGTAAGGATTAGCTGCATTCATTCCGCTGGCTGATCCTGCGGCTTGAATATACGGACTAGCCGCGTTCACACCGCTTGCGGAGGTTCCGGCCTGAAGATAAGGATTAGCTGCGCCAGACGCATTCATGTTGGCCGCTTGATTCAGATACCCTTGTCCAGCGCCTACAATGTCTAATGCTCCAGCCTTATCAAACAGGTCTTGACCCGCGTCTAAATTTGCCCCAACTAAATCTGATCTCAAGTAGTCTGCCTGGGCAGTGTCTAATCCGGCAGCAGTCCCCAATTTAGACATTGCTTCCATGCCCGTCTGAGCTTTTCCAAGATTCTGTTTATAAGCCCCCTGGGCATTCGCAATCCCCGTATAAGCGTCTTGTTGATTCCTAGAAAGATCAGCAACAGTGGGCAGGGCATATTCTTCATAAGGCTTGTTGGCTATGTTTGTAGCCCAATTTACCTGATTAAAGATAGCATCTTGCATCCACTTCGGCGTTTCGTTTGCTGAGGCGCTTTGCGCTGCAGTTGCTGTTTGTGGCGTACCTTCAAATATGCTACCCATTATGCCATTCCTTGTCTTAGATAAGTGAGAGGCGACTTGGCGTTAGGGCTGAACTGACCCTTAGCTAAGACTTTCCCCTTGTGCGATCTAATTCCTTCGCGCATACCATTCAGCGCCTCTGCTCCAGCCTTGCTTGATCCGTCTCCGAGCATAGACACAGTTTCTGCGTCTACTACATATTCGCCATCGCTGAGATAGGCTGGTATCTCGTCAGATCTTCCTGTCCCGCCTCCGCTGACGTAACTAGCTGCGCGCAGGGCTCCTCCCCGGTTGTACCCTGATGCCTGCATGTTGTACTGGCCAGACGTTAGGTTATTAAAATTCTGTGCCATAAATTCAGTCAAAGACAGATTAGCTCGATTGGCATCTTGACGCACCGCGTTCCAGTCCCATGAGACTTGAGGCCGATTAAAATACTCTTGCTGCTCTGGAGACATTGCGGAAACAGCGTCTACAACATCAACAGGCGTCTCAGATTCCATCATTCCCATTGCCCCCAAGCCCAACATTCCAGCTGCCATTTTATTGTCGCCAATCCAGTTCCTTGCGCCATCAAACATTCCAGGGGTAGATGGCATCGTCCTGTTCTGCATATCGAAATACGGCTGCTGCAAATCTGCGCTAATATTTCCTGTAGCAAAATTAGCAGAAGGATCAAGACCGGCAGCAAAGGGATCGTTTGAGTTCAGGCTTATAAACTCGTTTTGTTTTGCTGCCATTATATCGCCAAAAGTAGTTCCTTCAGGTACTTGCCCTGGTAATGGCGCTCCGGCCTGTCCAGTTTGCTTGATGCCGTTAACTACTGCTGTTGAAGGCTTGGGACCAGACAACAAAGACTTTCCTGCGCTAAAGAGACCTGCTGTAGCCCCTCCTTGCAACGACTCTTTTGGAGTGTAGCCCGCTGTCAGCATATTTCCCGTAGCGTCTACTCCAGACTGTATTGCGCCCTGGAAAGCGTTTGGCGCTCCTGTGCCAGAGCCTGTTCCTGCAAAGTTTTTGAGAAGCTGGCCACCTGCTCCCTGCAGTGCTCCTTGCTTAAAGCCATCTCCACTGACCACTCCCGCCGCGCCGCCAACTAAGCCGCTGCCTAGCGTTGCCGCCATCGGAGCTGACAAACCTAAATTCAAACCTTGATTTATTGCGCCTCCGGCTACGTTACCAATTCCTCCTGTAATGCCGCCCATGATAGCGCCGCGCTTCCAGTCGCCGCCTGTTGCAGCAGCCGAGCCTGCGCCAAGAATTGAGCTACCCACTACTGTAGCAGCAGTTCCAGTAAGTCCTAGAGAGCCTCCTATTGCGCTTGCTATAGGACCGCCAAAAACCATCAGAGCGACAGGCAGCACTACTTTCAAAGTCTTCTTCAGGCTTTTATACTCTGCCAATCCAGTGTTTGGGTTTACCGTGCCTTGACCGCCCATTCTTCGCAATACTTCAGCTTCACGAGGATTAATGTGAGCCAGCATGCTATCGCCGCCCTGCCCTTGATTAGCTAAACGCCTGCCGGCAACAGTTAAGCCGCCACGAGCATAGCCTTGAGCCATGCCTCGTTCTTGAAGACCATAAAGCGCCATTAAAATTGAGATGATAAAAACCGCATCAAACTCTGCGGGAGCATCGCCCTCATCAATTAAGCCGTCAGCAATTGCAGCCTGTACCATTTCGGCGTACATAGCTGGATTCTCAAGAGCCGCTTCAAGCATCTCAATCGCTTCGTCTAAGTCCTCTGGGACCATAGCGGTGCGAGATAGGCGCTCCTCGATGATATCAATACCCTGGCCGAACTCCGGGCTCTGGCTGGCCAATTCTAATATTTGTTCCCTAATCATCGTTAGCTCCTACACCAGTCGTGTTCTTTGTATTCGTTTTCAAGAAAGCCGTAAAGATGCATGTCTTCATCGTCATTGTACGCTTTTCTCATAATTCCTTCTTTCTGAAAGCCTATTTGTTCTACAAATTTCTGACAGGCTACGTTTGAACTGGCAATTAAAGCCGTGCTTCTGACTGCCTTTAGCTCATCAAACACCATTTGAAACAAGCCGTTGAACATCATAATGGTGCTCTTTGGAGTCAAAAAACAATCGGCAACAATATTTACGTCAATATTTCTCTTGGTAAAATTAGTCAATAATATTACGCAAGCAAAATCGCCTTTTTCATTAACTGACGATAGAGCTCTAAAGACTTCTGGAGAGCTCTTGACGCCAAGGTGTTTGCTAGCCCACTTCTCTGCCTTTTCTTCATCTTGATAGCCGATATATCTCATAGTGTTGTCTGAACAAATCTCTCTGCCCACTCTCTCCACTGGCTAATGTCATAAGAATAAGGATCGGGAAAGTCTTCTACTAAATTTGTCGCCCGGTTGTATTGTGTTGCCCAGTCTTGCCACTTCTCTGGGTCATTCAAAGGCTGATAAACACCAAATGCATCAAAATCTATAATCAGGCAGTCTGCCCAGTCTTGTAATTCTATTCCTACAGGTAGCGTTACGCTTAGGCTCATCCTAAATCCGTCCCATCGCCACTATCAAAATGACCGATAATTTGACCCATTTGGTAATCTCCATACAGCGCATTCGATTCAAATCTTACTCTTAATTCTCTGCGCTGCTCTTTGAGCATTACTATCTGCTCATAAGGCTGTGCAGCTGACTCTGGAAAAGTAAAAGTAGTGCTAATAACTTCTGGCGCCCTGGCGTTAGCCCTGCCTGTTACATTGACGGTCATTGGGCCGCTTTGTACAAAATCTGGCTCAATCGTTGTGCAGCGCAGATATCTGTTGGTTCCGCTAACCAAAGTAGAAAGATCAGCAGTTTCAAAGAAAGACTTTATTGGCCTGACAGTCGATCCATCATATTCGTCTGATTTAAATTCATGCCGCCAGACTTTGTAGCCAGAACTTCTGGCATTTGTGTTGACTTGACCACCCATTCCGCTGTGAATAGTGCAATAGTAATATAAAGTAGGAGTTCCAGTCCCGACAACAATTTGCGTGTACGCTCCTGGATTGCCTGGAACGCCAGCAACCGTAACTCCATTTGCGTACTCTGCGCCTCCTCCATGCGTTCCATCTGACGTTGTCGAAAGACGCAAAGGATGACCTGCATTATTCCCTGCTGACTGATCAAAACGGTAGGTGTTACCTTCAACAAAATTCAGAGTAGGCTGCGCTCCTCCGCTCATATTGTATTTGTTCCCAGAACCCGCGTTAACAACAGTAACAGCAAGAATTGCCAAAGGATCTACTGCAAAAAGAGAAGACTCGACACCTGTTAAGATTGGCGCTGCAAAAGAATTATTAAAGTGACCAGCTGAGCGACCAGAGTTGGGAAGTTCGGTATCATACCAAGTGTTTTCTCGGACGTTATAAACTACTGCATGCGTACACTCAGTTGCTGTTCCGCGAGGATAACACCACCATATCTCGCCATACTTTGGCACTTGAAAGCAGAATGTCTTGCTTTGCTCGTTGACGTTGATTCCGTCAAAGAAGTAATTAAGATTCATGCTGTTTGGCACTTCGCGCACTACGCCGTTGAACATGTAGAAGCGATCTACGCCAGCCCAGTAAAATACGCCATCATAATCTACAACGCAGAACTGCGACATTATTGAAGTGCCGGTGGAAACTATGTCAAATTGAAAGACAGTAGTTCCTCCCGTAAATGTCGCTCGGATAACTGCATCAAACGCCCAGAAGAGCCCTGCAGGAGCAGTTCCAGAGCCTGCTCGCATTGGCAGACCTTTGACTATCTTTTGTCCCCAGACCCGCGCAAGACCTGACCCAGTGCCTGTTAAATCAGTAGGCTCGCCAGGGGCTGACCAGCCTATTATTCCGTCAGTCCCGTAATAAAAGAGATAAGGATGCAGGCTAACAATTCCGCCAGTTACGTTAGCGTTTGGAGGAAGCGGTATGCTTCTTAAATCGCCAGTACCTAAAACTTCACCAAAAAATATTTGACCGTCCTGATCGTTGCATACGCAAGTACCATTGGGCGCTACCGAGGCAATTAAATAGTTTTTATTGGTAGAAGAGCCATACTGAACATCAAACATCCAGTAGTTAAAAGGATTAGCCAATAGCGCATCAGAGCCGTAGTCAAAGTTGACTAGAGTAGATGTCAGCGTAGTCAAAGTGTTGGTAATTATAAATCCGTTAACCTGGTCGCCTGTGGTAACTGACGTGATAGTTATAACAGCTCCTGCCGCAGCAGCAGTGTAATTAGGTGTTGAAGTAAATGCAGTGATATTTGAGGCAACGTCAGTGGCTGTCTGGTCTATAGTGCCATTAAAGGCTACCGCACCGGACATAATGTCAATACCATCAACGGCAATCATATTTACTGAGCCGCTAGCACCCGCCAAAGTGACAGTTCCATACGCGCCAATAGCAACCGGAGTTCTGTCAGTTATTATTGAGCTATTTCCAGTTGCGTCAAGAGTGAATCGCTCTACTTTATTAGCCCCGCCAGAGTGACAGTAAACGTAAAGCATCTGCGTAAAACTGGAAAAACCACGGCTTATTTCTTGCAAGAATTTTTGAGTGGTTTTATAGCCTCCTATTTTTCTAGGCAACGCTCTTTGCCAGCGCACCCACTGACCGTCAGTGTAAAAATCGCCTTCATACTTAGTTCCATCCCTCTTAATGCCGGGATTAGACTTTAAGACTGCAGTCTGAATAGGCATTAGGTGAACGTGCCTCCATTTACGTTACCCGCCTGAGCAACTCCCAAAGCTGTCCAGGCAGCTGCTTGAGTTGCAGCCTCAAACAAAGCTATGCCTGTCGCTGTACCGCCTAAATTTATCAGTGCTGCGCCTGCAGATGTGGCTCCAGTACCGCCATCTGCAATAGCTAATGGAGTTGCAATACTTGCTGTATCCGCGTCTAAGAGCTCACTTCCGTCACAATAATAAATTCCTCTCTCATTAGTGGTGAGTGTGACTCCAGTGGTTCCAGAAACTTTTACGGTAAAAGTAAAGCTACCAGTGGTTCGATTATCAATCCAATATTGCTGAACAGTGGCAGGAATAATGATGTTACGAGCGCCTGTTAAAATACCTGTAAATCGATAAGCCACTCGATTGAGCTGAGCTCCTGAAAGAGTAAAGTCTCCAGATCCAGGGACGTCGATTACCGTGTAATCAAAGGCGAAAGTAGCCGCTTGACCGAATCCAATAGTGTAAAAATTAGACCCATCAGACGCTATTATTGAAGACTCGCCTGGCTGAAAAGCTAGCGGAGAAGTTCCATCAATGGTCGTAGAGCCTGGAGGAGTAACTGAAATTTGACCAGAACCGGAATTACGCAGATACATAAACCAATTGTTGCCAACAACAGTAGGATCTGGCAGCGTTAAAACTCCACCTGCGCCAGTCCAGTTGTACATTCTGGCACGATCAGTGTCTCCAGCTGTGTAGCTTGAGTTGAAAGCTGTGATCGGCACTGACTGAGACAGCAAAGTACCAACAGCGACAATACCAGTTCCGGCTAATGCTGAAGCATTGGCGCTGGATGTTGTGGCTCCGTATTGCAGAATCTGCCAAACGCCATTGGTTGTCGTGTTATCCGTTAAATAGACTTGCCAAATCTGACCAGCCGCAATTGTACCAACTTGAACCCCGCCAGCATTTTTAACTGTGAATATGGCAGAACCTTTGTTGTTAAAAAGGATCGTGTTACCTGTTCCGCTTTTCTTGGCATCTGGCAAAATAATGCTAAAACCCGCGCCCGATGGAGTGACATCCATAATTCTTGTGGCAAGGTTTACATTTGTTGAAGTTTCTTCTGGCCAGCTTAATGTAATATCTGCGCTCAGAGCGACAGAGCTATAGCTAATCTCGCTTGGATAAATGTTGGCGCCGCCAAACACATCTGTATAACTCGGCATTATGCTTCACTCCTTTGTGCGGATCTGTCCATTATCTTGGATAGATCTTCGCCATTTAATGCTTGCGCCGCCCTATCATACATCTCTCGCCACATTGGCACGCGCTCGTCACTCTTTAAGAATGGAGTAGCCTCCAAAAGAGCGGCATACAATAGGACATCTGGCGCATATTCTGTGAGCCAATTGCTTTGAAAGTCTTCGCCCAAAAGAGCGGGTTGTTCGTAATACAATATCTCTAAAGTGCTTGCAGCATTCGGAGTAGGAGCTATCAGCCAATGCTGATAGTCATAATCCGCATAAAACTGAGGAGCCGCAGTTTCTGATTCATCTGGCCAGTAGTTGCGACAATACTCGTAAGATCTGGCAAATATTGAAGACCCGCTGACATTCATCGAAGCGGTGTCTCTCCATCGATCAGGCTTTAAATAAGTTGAAACACCAATTGATAGAGGAAGATTAACGGCGCGGATAAAACCTTCTATTTTAAGCTCACGAGCAATACGGCGCTCTCCCAGGGTAATTAACCGTGGAAGTTGATCAAAGACAATTTGATCGCTAGCCTCAGTAAATCCTCGCTCTAAATATCTGCGAAGATCTACTAGCAAACTGTCGTAAGTCATCGTGTAGCTCATAGCTAATTTTTCCCAAAGAAATTAAAATAGGAGCCCGCGATTAAAGCTCCTAAAACGGCAGTAGTCATTGCCTGGACCACGGTTCTTGCAACTGTTCGCTTTGTAGAACGCCAGGAGTCAAGTAAGCCTCGAAGCTCGGACACGTCGGACAGAGCGTCATTGTCGCTCAACCCTATGTCTCTCAGAGCCTTCCTGGCTCCTAGCTCGGCGGACTGCTCAATCAGATTAGCCATTTCTTCTTTGGTCACAGGACTGCTCCATTGCTGCGTCAATTAGCTTGCGGGATTTCCTTACTGAGTCTTCCCAAAAGCAATCAATAATTAAG